CATTAATTCTGTCATCTGCTAAACATCTAATGCTTTTATATTTTTGACCTGGTTGTGTGCCTCCATAGTACTGACAGTTGACGACGACCCTAGAACCAAGCCTACCAAACCATCTAAATAAAGTAGCAACCATATTTTCTAATTTAACGATACGCTTTTCTGCCTTATCGCTAACTTTCATAGCTGCTATCATAGCATCTTTACCATGAATATGTGTTGTTTCTTTGTATAGTTTAATATTAGGTTTATGAAATTCAAGTTCTTCTATTTTTAAATCTATTGGATATGCATCTTCATTATTAGGCATTTTGCCTGGATTAGAAGTTTTAATTTCTCGTTCATATTTAGTAGGGTCTAATAAATGTTGACGAGCTTTAATAGCTTCTGAATCGCCAATAATAGATTGTAAATCAGATAATCCAATTGATTGCATGATATTTGTTGTAATATCATTCCAACCAGCACCTTCACCTAATTGAGTAGCTTGTTGAGCACTCTGCGTAGCTTGTGTGCTGGTATCTTTTTTTTCTTCTTGAGGATTATTATTTTTTATTTCTTTATCTTTATTTTTGTTTTCTTCTTGTTTATCTATCGTAACTTTGGTATTGTTACTTGTCTCTTCGGCCATTAACATACCTCATCTTTATATATATTAAAATAAGTGCTATGTAAAAATTAACATAACACTTATATTATATCATTGTTTATTATGATTAGGTAGATGTATCTTTCTTAATTACAATTTTTGCTTTATCTGGAGGAGTTTGCTTATTATCTTTAGATTCTTGTTTTTTAGTGTCATCTACTTTTTTATATTTATCTGTTTCAGATAAAATAGCAATAGCTTGTTCTTTAGTATATTTATTATCTAATAAATATTGTAAATCATTTTGTTTAAAGAATTTACCATTTGGTGCTTTTACATCAGAATCTGCACCTTCATCTTCTTTATTTTTTTCAGCATCTTTATTGGTTACTTCTAATGTATTAGCTAATACCCATTGAGGAATTGTATCAGATACACAAATTAAGTCTGGATAAATAGGTTCACAATACGTTTTACCTTGTGGAAGTTTAGTAATTTCTACTCTATCTCTTCCTTTAGGCACTATACGAAAACCTTGGTCAGAAGAAGCAGAACCAGATATAGAAGTTCCGCCTTTAGCGGTAGAAGCATTACCGGTACCATTATTGGCACCAGATGCTCCACCTTCCCAGCCGGTACCACCATATGAATAATGTGACCAAGCATTGCCATTAAACGCTACGTCAATATGTTCATTATTAGCAGCACCATCTAAATAGCCTTCCCAGTTCATGCCTAAACCAAGAGAAGCACCATATCTTAGAAATTCATCTACTAATGGACCAGGTTCAGAAGTGCTATTAACAAGTAAACCAGCACCACCATAATCAGATACGTCAATTTTCCAACCATTAGCATGTGAATATGTACCACCAGAATGGCTACCATCTGTACCAGATGTTAGCAATAATTTATTGCCACCTGATTTTTCATAATACCATTTACCAAGAGCTTCAAGAATATTTGTTGCACAAGCCTGTGCTCCTTCTAATGAAGCACTGCCAGATTGCTTCGTCCAATATTGACCACCGTCAACATCAGACATTCTGCCATAATCTTCTTTCATATAACTCCTTCCTATGGATTATTCCTAAACGTATTTATTTCGTGGTTATCTTTTGGTTCACCTTCAAGTCTAGCATGATGTCTATCATTATCATAATAACGACGTTCACCATAATAACGTCTACCATCATACGTAACTTGTGTAACGGGGTCCATTCTAAATTTCCAAGTCATATCATTATTAATAGAGTTATCATCTATATTTTGATAATCATATTTATTAAAGAATTCATCATCTAACATTTTATCAGACAAGTCTTCTTGCAAAGCTTTTTTAGTATCTTTCTTTTCTTTTTTTTCTTCTTTGGCTTGTTCTAACAAATCTTGCAATGGATTATCTTCTTTTCTTTGTTGAAGCTTTTTCTTTTGCCAATAGATAGCTAAAATCTTTTCACCAGTTTCTGTATTTTCATAGTAATAATCACCGACTACCATTGTTGTGCCAGAAGCATTACAATCCATTACTTCATTTGGATATAACATTCTCTTTAATAGCCACATACTTATTTAACCTTTTTAAATTCACTAATTTCAGCTAAGATATCAATAATTTCTTGTTGTGTTTTATATCCAGCGTATTGTTGATAATCATCAATTTGCACTTTATCTTTTTTCATTACATATAATTCAAATAATGGCTCATTGTAATTATAAATAGAACTATTTTCATTAACGATAGCTCCATAATTATTATCGAATGCAAAAATATATTGAATTAACTGTTGCGTTTCAGAAAAACGTTTTGGTGTAAATTTAAAATCTCTCATATATTTCCTTTCTATTTATTCATATCTACTATATATTTACCAAACAAGATTGTTTTATATAATTTATTGCCTACATATACATCAACAAAACGAATCGCATCAGAAACAATTTCTACTCTTGTGCCATCTTCTAATTTTTTATTATTGTCAATTACATATACATAATTAACAGGACTATAATTTTCTATATTAGAACCTTTAATTTCATTAGAAATAATAGCCACTGTATCATTTCCTAATATAATATGTCGTTCTACATAACCTTTAATCGTAAAAGAATTATTTAAAATAAAATCTTTATCTTCGGGTTCATATCTATCTTTGATAAAGACTCTATTTTCTGCATTTTCAACATCTTCTTGATGCATAATAAAATCGATTGGTGGTAAAAATATTGCTAATGCTAATATAGATAATAGCATACTTAGGAAACAATATAAATAGATTTTTTTACGCCCAATAATAATCATGCGTTCTTGGTTAGAATTAAAGTGACGTATTTTTAATTTTTTAAATGTAAAAATAATAGCTATTAAAATAGCTAAAATGAATACAGCGACAGCTGCTTTTGTGATTAAAATATTTAATAGCATATTAATCTCTTTTCTTATCTTATTTAAATATAGTAACAAGTCTATATACTTATTACCATATTTAAATAAGATAAGGCGACTAAAAAGCCGCCTTATATATTATTTATGCTAATGCTAATTCAAGAGCATCACAAATATTCAAACTATTCTTTTTGTTGCGGCGTTTACCTTTAATAATATGTTGAACAATTTCATATTTAAAATCTCTCGGAATATTAATTAGCTTTTGTTGTTGTTCTCTAGCTACCCGTGCTTGAGATTCAGAAGTTACCTTAGTAAATGTAGTTACATCTACTGTATCTTTAATGCCATCTGTTACAGACATAGCAATTTGATTCAAGATATCATCGTTATTACTCATAGCATTTAAGCCCTCTTCAGTAAATTTACCTTCGATAGCCATAGATGCTTGTAATTTAGATGCCATTAAAGAAAGAATTGTTTCTTGAATCGTTTCTTTATAATACAAGAAATATACTTGAACATCTTTCTCTTGAGATAATCGCCAAGAACGGCGAGATGCTTGTCGCATCGTAAACAAATTGTAACCCATTTGATAGAACACAATAGTTGTAAATGCTAATAAGTCTAATCCAGTTTCTACAAGAGATGGATTACAAAGAATTACGTCATAACCTTCTTCTAATTTCTTATCAATCCACTCTTCACGAGTAGAAGATTTGACAGAAGATGTCATTGTAATCGCTTTAATTCCATTATCTTCAAGATACTTAGGTAAGTCTGTACCAATATCTGTCCGATTAGTCCAATGATAATATACTAATACTTTTTCGCCAGCTTCTTTTTTTTCTCTACAGATACGAAGGAGTTCTTCGGCTTTTTTATTCGTATACGTATCTTTATTTAATGCAGGAGGAGTAAATACAACTTCGCCGTTATCAGGACTAATAATTTCCTTTTGACCATATGGTTGGTCAGGGAATACAGACATCAACTGTGTAACTTGAGATATAACTTTCATTTTTCGAGTACGTCCACGAGTTAATGCGGTTTTAATTCCATCTTCTATTTGTTTATACATGGTTTTTAAAGAACTATCCATATCAATACCGATAGGAATTTCTTCATACCCAGGCATAGCTTCAGACATATCTTCTTGAGTAATAAATACTGCATTCTCCAATAAGAATTTAGTAAAGATTAATGGAGATACTCCAGGCATTTCCTTTGTAGAAGTGCGTTGCCCAGTATTTCTATCTTTAGCAACATTCCAAGAAGAAATCGTTTTGTATACACCATATGCTCTAACAAATTCTTTTTCAGACTCAGTAGAATATTCAAAGCCTTCTTGTTTCATTAATTGAGGAAAAGCTCTAAACAAAGTATAATACAAAGAAGATGCATATCCATTTAATAAAGTACCAGTTAGACATAAAGATTTTTTAGCAGTCGCTAATAAAATACCAAATGCTTGTCCTTGTAAACTTTCTTTGCCTTTGAGTTCTTGAATCTCATCGGCAATAAAATAATCAATATGTCCTTTTAAGAACTTATTAATATATTTTGCAATAGGATATTTTCTTGGAGCTCGTTGAATAGGTACTTCTCCATCAAGAATTTTAAGTAATTCTGGTAATGCTTGTTTTTCTTCTTTAGTTTTATTAGAAGCATCTTTTAATCTATCATATAACTTACGAATTTTATTAACTTCTACATAGCCAACTTTACCCATTTTAATCCAATGAGTATCATCATCTATTGCAGAATTAACTGGTTGCCACAATTTAGTATTAACTTTTCTTTCGTCCCAAGTTTTAGTTTCATTATTAAAGAACGGAACCGTTTCTTCAATAATATAATTATCTTTATTTGGCTTTAAGAAATCTAGTTCTTTTAAATTAATAGCTCTTCTATAACGATAACGTCCCTTACCTTCGAATTCATAACGATAAATTGGTTTGCCTGTTACAGGAGATGCATAATAACCAGTTACGCCAGTACGTTTATCTTTTTGGTTCTTCCAAACAGCAGCAGGTCGTTCCTCATAGCCATATTTAGCTGCTTCTTTGGACATAACAAGCCATAAATGATAACCTCGATTTTTATTTTTAATTTCTGGGATTACTTCTAATAATTCTTCGAAGTTAGAAATAATAATAGATTTAGATTGAGGTAAACGCGTTTCTGTTTCACGTTTCCATTTTTCAACTAGATGTCCTGGACACATAATTATGTTTGTCATTTGTTGATTGTTATTCTCACTTAGATTATGTAAATAACATGCTGACATAGCCATAATAGTTTTCGATTTTGTTATCGTAAAGGCTTTTTATCCCTTACTTCTTATAGTTTCCTATAAGTCCAGCATATCTTTTCACGTAATAATTTTGCATAAACGTGTTGCGGCCTCGTGGTAGGATTATATTCTTATTAAATAAGGTTCACCTACTATGCGTTGCGCCTGACTAACATTTTAAAATTAGCCTTCGGTCTCGGATTAGCATATACATTTCTGTACTTAGCCTTCCCGCTTAATTCCGCAATAATTATTTATAATCTCTATATGCTTTGATTATAAACGGCATTATTATTAAATCACATTAGAATCTTTAAATTTTTTATATTTACGTTCTAATTTGATTTTAGAATATTTATATATATATTGACAAAATTTTTTAACAATTTTCTTTTCTGTTTTTGAAAGTTCAAATACATTTTTTCTTTTATGAATATTAATTTTAGTTTCTAATTCTTTTTCTAAAATATTTTTTAATGAATAAGCAAATTTTTCAGATGCAGTATAAATTTTAAAGGTTATTGTGTTATTACATACAGTAACATTTCCATTCCCATCAAAATATCCACGGATAAAATGACGAATTAAATTCGTTTTAATTCGTGGAAATTCTTTTGTAAAACTTTTATTCATTATGCATCCATGTTTTTCTAAATTATTTGAAATAGTTTTATTTACAAATCTATATTGTGCTTGAGGAAAACCAGATTTTATTACTTTTTTAATTTTTCCGTCACCAATATATTCTTTGAAATTAATTACAGTATCAATATCTTTATATTGTAATGTTAGTTCTACTTCATTTTTAATTACATTATTATAACCATCTGCATATAAAAATCCAAGCCAATAAGCATCTGCTTCTGTCTTTATATCTTTAAATCTATCTTCGTTATAATTAAATTTTTTAAAAGAATTATTTTCTTTAACAATAGAATTTTTTCTCAAACATCTCCAAACAGATGATGGAGAGATTGATAGAGTTTTTGCAATAGATTGAATAGAATAATGTTTCTCGCTATTATATAATTTAATAATCTCATCATATTTCGATTCATCAACTTGATGATTCTTTGGAGAAATTTGTGTTCTTAAATTATATTTTTCTAAATAACGAGATAATGTATGTCTACCAATATTATATTTTTTAGCAACAGAAGTAATTGATTCTCCATTCTTTATCATTTCATATGCAGAAAAAATTTCTTCTTTGCTAATTTTTTTATCAATATTAATATTTTCTTTTTTTAAAAAATAAGATATTTTTTTTCTATCTATTCCAGTTTCTTTTTCTATTTTTCTTAATGACAATCCATTAAGAAATAATTCTTTAACTTTTTCTATTTCATTAATATTCATGTTAGTTATCCTTTTTATAATTTACATAAGAAATAAAATGTTTTATATAAATTATAGGATAATATCATTTTATTGTCAATATTTTTATTCTAAATAATACCCGTGCCCATAGAACCGATGATAAATACACTTTTTTGTTTTTTTAGTGTTCGATAAGTAGTTTCAATTACACCTCGTTGAGCATCATATAAATTAAGTCCACCAATATAATCAATATAATCAGATAATTCATTTAATTCTTCAGAATATGTATCAATATCTGGATTAAACATTGGCACGAAATTTTCTTTAATTTTTTCAGCTAAGACTTCTTTATAATTTTCAAGATATGAATCTAAACCAGTAACTGATTTAATTGTATCAGAAGTTTCTTTAACTTCAGATACAGAAATATCGCCATTACGAATGCCATCAGATAAAATTTCAATAATAACATTAACCCTAGCTCTAATATGCCAGCCGTACATTCTTTTATCTGTACGCATATCCATACCATTTAAAGCATTAACAAAATATCGCTTAACTAATTTTTCTAATAAATATTGGGTCCATTCTTTTTTAATTGGCACTGGACACAAATTGTAAAATTTATTAAAAGCAATATCTAGTAATTCCTCTTTATAGTGTTCTTCGATATCTTGTTTTAAAAACCTATCTAAGTCAGGTGTGTAATAACTTTCGCTATTGCCTTTATAGCTCCAAGCTCTTGTATCTTCTTTTTTGATTTCTAAAAAGACGCAGAAACTTAATGTTTCGTTATTAGAATTTTCATTTTCTTTTTTACTGAAATCTTTATAATATAAGATAATATTAGAATAATCTGTATTTGGAATTTTAGCCGATTCCATATTTAAAGATTTGCCCTTAGCTTCTAATGTGTATCGACCATTGTAAATCCTAGAATTTTTTTTCAGTTCGGTCTGAATCGATTTCAGTAATGTTGAATATGCAAAACCTGACATATACGCTATCCCAGCTTGGCTAGAAAAAAGCGTCACATTTCCCTTCATAGACGGCAAATTATTAATTGCAAAACTAAATGCCATTCTGTATTCCTTTCATGTTTTTTAATCTCACTAGCTAATTTGGTACCGGCATCAATGTCGGTACCAAAAATATTCTTATACTAAACTTTTATATGTTCCATCTGATAAAAACAAATTAATCTCTACTTGATTAGAAGTCGTTTCTTCTAGTGTTGCAGTAACACCAGCAGAATCAACAATCTCTTCTTTATTTTTAACTTTAATGATTCGACCTTTTACGAGATGGGAATGTGTTTCATCTTCTTGCACAATACCATCTAAACAACCAGATGTTAATACTAAACCAAGATGACCAATATTAAATGGTAATAATGGACGTTTATGATAGTCAGATAATAATTCTTGCTTTTGATTTTTCCAGAAATTAGTTACTGCATCGGATGCATTATACATATCTGCAATATCTTCATCTGAGATTAAAGACCCACGGAAATATTTAATATCTGGCTTTTCCCAGTCGATAATAAATTCTCGTTCATTGCCTTCCCATTTTTTATATTCAAATTCTGCATGTTGAATTTGATAATAACGTAGTTTATTGAAGATTTCTTCTTCCACTTCTGGTTCGTCATTATTTTTACGAGCAGTGATAACACATATCTTTTTAGTATTTGGCAACATATAAATTTCTACATCTCGTAAATATTTAGACATGAAAGAACAAATATTTTTTGTTAATCTAAATACAGGCATGAAGAAAACAATTGGTGCATTTGGTGCCGCATACGTAACCAATCTGCTAATATATTCATAGTCTAATGGGTTTGCTACATTAGGATTTGTTAGTTCTATTTGAGAAGATACATATCCTAACACAACATCAAATGCATTATTCGTAATCATACATCTACCAGAACCACCAAGAACACTTTTTTGAATATAATCTTCTTTTCTACAATAGAAAGAGGAACCAGTAGACACATGATAGAATTTATTTTTAACTGCTACACCTAATGCAGCCAATGTATTTCTATTATGAATATTATATACTAATACATTTAATGGTCTATCTCTTTTAATATGATTAAAGAAATTAAGAATTGCCATATCTTCTACTTGCGTATCGTTAGCATCAGAGATAAATTGATTTAATTCTGTATTACACCATACAGTAGTTGATGTCGTTAATTTAATTAATTCAACTTGATTAAATAAATCTAGTAAAGAATCAATTAATCTCACAACTTCTTTAGCATTTTCTTCATTTTCTAATGTTTCCATTAAGAAAATTTGATTAAATTGTGGTTGCAATTGGTAACAATAATAACCAAGATTAGTATATTGATAACAAGATGATTCACTAAATGCATTAAAAATATTAGTTAATACATCTTTTACGTTGTAAAATAAAATATCAAAGTCATATTTGACGGTATTGCCATCAATATATTTCTGTAAACTATTTTTAATCGTTTTAAGACGTTCGATATTTTTATTTAATACGGACACGTTGTAAATCATTTTTTCTTATAATGTCCTTTCTTTTTAACTTTATGTTCTTTTTTATATGCTTTAATATATTCTTTAATAGTTAAGATAACAGATTCAAAAACATCTTTAAATGTAATATTGTTTTCAATATCCCATCGAATATTATCTTGACTTTGTTTAGTCTCAATATGTGTATAATATGCATCTTCATCAATAGTTAGTTCGATTATATCACGATACCGATTTACAATACACAATACTCCATCAAGATTTTCGATATAAAAATCTAAACTTTCAAGACGATATTTCTGCATAAAAGAAGTAATCCTATTTAATTCATATTTCAACTTAGGTTGTTGAATATTAATATATTGTCCCATTTTATTCCTCGATTTTCATTATTTTATTATTTAATACTTGATTAGAATCACAGTATACAAAAGAAACTTTACTCCCAATAGAAAACGTTTCTTTGGGTTCTAATCCTTTTGCTTCCATGAATTCATGATAAATTTTATAACGCCACATACCTTCACAAACTTTATCGAATACACCAGCGAAAATAGCTAATGTAACTGTACGAACATCATTATCTAGTAAAGACTCAGAATTTAATAATTTAATCGCAGCTTGTTTATTAATACCACTAATAGCTACTAATCCTAAACGAATTCCTTTTAATTCTACAGTACATTCATATTTGGATTTTGTAAATTCTGGCATTAATAATTGAATTTGTAATTGTTTTAATTCTCTTTGAAGCTTTTTAATATTAGTATTATCTTTATTTTTATATGCTTTCGTTAACATAACTGCATAGAATTCTTTTGTATAATATACTTTATAATACGCAGTTACATATACTAATGTGGCATATGCAATAGCATGAGCTTTATTAAAAGAATACAAGCCCATATTATTAATAATGTTCCATACAGCTAATGCATTTTGATTACAATTAGCAAAGAATTTTACTTTACATTCCTCAATAGAATCTCCTTTAGCTAATGTTTTCATAACTGTATATGCTTCCTTCATAGAGAAATTATAAGCATATAATAATTCAATAAGTTGTTCTTGATATAATAAAACACCATTTGTAGATTCAGTAATCGCGTCATACTCTTTATTAATATTGTTTATACTTTGGTTCATATACTGAATATCTAATTTTTCTTTTAAAAATGGTGCACGAATTAATGCTAATGCATCAGCTAATTTTTCGATAGAATTAATTTGTAAATTACAAAGACGTTGTTGATACAAAGGAGAAGATACTTGAAATAATCCAGCCAATAATTTTGTATGTAATAATTTATATACAAACTTATCATCAAAATTATTATCTTTAATCGATACAATATCTCCAGTTACAATTTCTAATTCTTTAATATAAGATAATACTTTAGAAGATAAAATATCAAACTTAACTAAAGATTCTTCCACTTCATCTTGTGGATAATTTAATACTAACATATTGTCTTTTTCTGTTGTATTTGCTTGCGATAAATCTACATTAGCAATAACAATACCAGATTGATGAATGCCTCGTTTAGTATTATCTAAGAAACGAGCTACTTGATTATAACCATATTTATTAATAATGTATTGGATTAATTCATCTCGTTTACCAGCTTCGACATCAATATCAATGTCTGGCATTTCCAATCTATCCATAGATAAAAAACGTTCAAACATTAAATTATATTTTACTGGGTCAATTTCTGTAATGCCTAGTAAAAAAGCAACTAAAGAACTTACACAACTTCCACGACCTGGAGATACTTTAATATTATGTGTTTTTGCATATTGCACATAATCCGCTACGATTAAGAAATAATTTTCATATTCTTTTTCACTAATGATTTCTAATTCATATTCTAATCTAGCTTCATACTGTTCAACATTAATATGTTTTAATTGAGATAATGCAGTATATACTTTATTCACTAATACTGTATCTGCATCCTTAATAGCTGGAATATTCATCTGTATCCCCTCCTTTCTTATAATAAAATAAAAAATTAAAAATAAAAGAAACAACTGTATTATACAAGGTCGCTATCGCTTATACTTTGGTTTACGACCACCAGTTGTTTTAAGACCCAAGTCTGTACGAATACGCGGAGTCGTTTTTCTACTTTTCTGGGCCTTATCCACTGATTTCATTTCTTCTAAAGCTGCTTCTAATTCAGCTTTATATTTTTTGCTAAATTGTTTAATCGGGAAATAGAATTCCATATCATTTTTAGTTTGACGATATTCTTTTCTTACTCGTGCTAATTCTTCTGTAATGTTGATTTTAGTCCCAGGATTATTCTCCAATTCATGGAGCAAATCATTTTGTTCACGAGTTAAATTATTACGTTCATCAAATAAATGACAATGCTCTTCTTCTCTTCGATTTAACAAATCTAAAAATTCTTCAATTAATTGCACATCTTCTGTGCGAAATTTCACCATATGAATTTAATCAACCCTTTCATCGTCTTCGTAATCTGGTTCTACTACTTCATAACCCATTACTTCTACATATTTGATATCATAATCTTCTTCTGTATCTTTTAAATCATAATCTACAAAGTCAGCAATGATATCTTCAATATCGTCAAGAACTGGTTGTCCATTTACATATTCACACGGGATTTTAATTTTAGTCGTTAATGTAACTGTACATTCAAACTCTAATTCTTTTTCCATCATTATCCTCTTAAATATAATAAAAGAGCCAGTATATTTTTATTATATACTAGCTCTTTTTCTTATGTAAATATTCTTTTAGGTCTGTTGTTTTATATAAATATTCAATAACGAAGTGTGTCCAACTATCTAATTTATAAAAATAATTTGTTAATATTTTGTGATAAGAAACCCAGATACCTTCAATCTTATCTGTTTCTTTTATTGAACAATTTTTAATATCTAATAAAAAAACAAAGCCTAAATGGTCACCTGTATCACTATTTGTATCTCGTACAGTACCAATATAATGAAGTGAATTTGATAAGGTGTCATTTTTATAAAAAGTTAAATCCAGCTCTTCATTAATTTCTCGTAACGCACAAGATTCAATCAGTGATAAATTAGGCTGCTTAGCATCTATCTTATCTATGTGACCACCGAAACAAGATAGTTGCCCGTGGAGTCTTTCGTCTCCGCCAATACGTTTCCCAAGAAAAAAACGTTTTCTGCGTTCATCTCGTACAACAATAAAGGCGATAAGTTGCTGAAGAGTTTTATTCCCCTCAGCGTCCTTACGAAAAACAAAGCTACCTTTTGTGTCAAAATCCGAAAGCTTTTGTTTAATATCACAAAAGCCTTCAGGAATATGACGAGTTGCTATAAAAGGAACAGTATATACTTGTTCACTATTATGCATTCAAAGCTTCTTTAGATTTTTCTGCTACTTTGAATTTAATAGAAACAGATGCTTCTTTATGTACTGTTTCAGTAGTACCAGGTTTTTTGTAGTCACGAGCTGCAATTTCTTTTTTAGAGAATGTTGCGAAACCAGGGAGTTGAACTTTATCACCAGCTTTAACAGCGTCTACTACAACTTCAGCGAATGCTTTCAATACAGCTTCTGTTACAGTTTGTTTTGTTTCTGCTTTCGCAGCAATAGTTTTGATTAAATCAGCTTTTTTCATTTAGAGTTACCTCTTCCTTCGTGAAAATTAAAATTTATATAATCTGTCATTATACAATGCTAATTCACCTTTTAAATATTTATTGATAGCCATTACATGACATTTGAAACAATAATTTTCTGTAAAGATAGGCATATCGCCGAAACATTCAGATTGTGTCAGGTAACAAGTATCGAACTTATCAAGGTTTGTAGCTGTTTTCCATTCAGAAATACTATAGCTATCTGGAACAAAATAGTTACATATACATTGCATATAGACGAAATTATCGGGGTAAAACCGACTTCTCACACAGTATATCCCAAAAACTTTCTTTTGGCAAGTATATTTTTTAGAAATATTTTTTTCTAACTCCCAAAAATCCTGTTTTGTGAGACGAATACTGGCATTCTTATTTCGCAAAAACTCAGATAATTCAACATAATTCATAGGTTTTTTAATATTCGTTTCTTAATAGTATTAGCATTATTAATGCGTTTTAATTCGCCATCTTTATATCTTTGTAAAGCCTGTGTATGACAATCAATACATCTTGGTGTATCTTCATTAGGGTCTTTACGTAATAAAAGTGCTCTTGCATCTCTACATGTAGCATATTTATTTTCTTTTTGCTGTACCTTATAGCCATCTATTTTAGAATAATATTTACAAATACATTCAAGATGTTTAATACTACCACCATTTTTTTTATATAAACGAATATCTCCTAAGATATCATTAGAATAATTCCAGTCTTGGTCTAACCCATTTCTAATATATTTTAATTGACTTAAAGAAAACCCTTCAATGTTATGCCGATTTAGATATTTAGTTAATTCATATCTCACAGCATCTCTCCATCTTTTTTATCATAGCATTCTTGACAATATACATTGCCATCGAAATCTTCTGTTGCACAGTCTGGACAAATTTGTTTTTGGCACTCACTACAGATTAGTAAATCTGTATTTTCTTTTTTACAATCCTGGCATACATTAGTTTCATCTTTTTTAATATAATCAATTTCTTCTTGTATCTCAGGAGTTAATTTTTGAATCGCTGCGATTCGTTCTTCTATATCAACTTCTGGTTCATTAAAAATTGGTGTAGATTTATTCTGTTGTTTATCTATTAAATTTCTAGCTCCACATTCAGATAGAGCAATAATATCTCTATACTGAATGATGTTGTCATAAATTTTACAGATAGACCGAATCTGACAATCATCACACAAGAACATTATAAAACAATACCTATCCTTTCTAACACATATGATTTCATGAGTGCTTTTTCTTCTTCTGTTTGTGCCGCTTTAGATGCATCTAATACTCTTTTAAATACTTTATTTTTAGCCTGTACGATTAGTGCATCATAAATATCAATACTTTCATCTAATTGATATTGCCAATATGGTTTAGCATGATTAGAAATATATTCTTCTAAATCTTCTTGCAATTCATTAGCTAAATCAGCCATATCTTTACCAGATGGAATAATGAATACTTTAGCGAAAATATCTTTTTCTGCTAATAATTGTAAGGAACGTTGTACTGCTTTCTTGCCAGCACTATCATTATCTAAACATAATACAGGAACCATATTTAATTTAGCAATAATATCTACTTTTTCTTCTGTTAATGCAGTACCAAGTAATCCTACAATATTTTTAACACCATATTTATAAGCTAAGATAACGTCCATAGCTCCTTCGGTAATACGAATTTCTTCGTAATTTCTATCTAAATAGTTAGCACCAAAAAAGAATTTAGATTTATTAAATACATTATCATTTTTAGAATTAACATATTTAGCATTAGAAATATCATTTAAATCTCGGTTAGAAAAACCAACGATATTTTGATTATAATCAATTAATGGAATTGTAATTCGTTCAATTAATTTACCTTGTTCTTGCGTAACTACATAACCTAAATTCCATGTATTAATATCTGTATCTTCTAACCCACGAGAATATAAATACTCTTTTGCTTTCTTAGTTAATCCAGCATGATAACCATTCGCTCTTGCCTTTAAAATTTTATATTCAAACGCAAAGTTATTTTCTTCTAATGGCATATCATTTTTTTTGGCTAATATTTCAATAGCTTCTGCAAAAGAAATTCTTTTTTTGCCAGGTACATCAGAAATCCATTGTAAAAATGCAATGGCATCAGAACCATAATTCTTATGAGCTGTATCTTTTTTACCAGAATGGCAACCCATACAAGCCCAGCTCCATCTATTATTCTCGAACCAAATTCTAAATGAAGCTGTGCTATCATTATGGTTTGGATGCGGACAACGACACATCCAAACAGTACTAGATACCTTCCGAATATCAGAAGCATATTCAGAAATTAAATCTAGTAAATTAGTATTATTCTTAACAGCCTCTATGAATTCTTTTGAATATCTCATACTGTTTCCTTTCTTTATTTAATCGTAAATGTTTTGTCTTGTGGTGTAATCGTTACACCTTCAATTAATGTGTCATTAATATATAATTTATTATTAATAACTGTACCAGCTTTTTTCAAATCTGCCTTTTTAATTTTAGGTTCAACTGGTTCGAAGAAATCATCAATATGATTATTTTGTAAAGACGCACGAAGTTCTTCTTCATTATATTCATATTTATCTTGAGCTTTTCTAAAAGATAAAGTACCTTCGATTAGCTTAATAGATTTCTTCCTAGTTTCTTCCATTTCTTTTTCGGCATATACTTTTAAAGCATCGCCATATACAGACAAATAAAATTGATTAGATTTATTAATTTTTTCTAACCAGTTATTTACTTTTTCTTGTTGCTGTTCCATATATTGTTTAGCAGCTTCTTCTGCTTTTTTAATTTCATTAGCTGCTTCAATATATTTTTTAGTAAAATATTCTGCTTCTTCACGAGTCATTTGTTCTGGATTATCCAAAGAGTTACCAGAAATTAATTCGTTATCTTGAGCTTCAATATCTTCGATTAAATCGGCAATTAATGATTCGTCTGCTTTAAAAATAACATTCGGAATTTCGTTATTCCCGATTTCCATATTTTGTTTGAATATTGATGAGAGGCTCATCTTTAATGTCCTTTCTTTTAATTACATACACTACACCATAAATCATGGCACAAACACACCATACACAAAACGCTATCATCTTATAATAATCATCATTAAAATAATATAGCATAAAGATGGCGAAGAAAAATACAAAAGGCAATTGCATCACCCCATTTCTTATTAAATAATAAGATAGTTACTAGCTTCTGAAATTAATTCTTGCATCATATAATTTAAAGATTTAGAAAAATTTTTATGAAACAATTCTATATCATAACCATTGCCAGTTAATGTAATCAGTTGAATTGATTCTGGCACAAAATTAGTATGAGCATATTTATTAAAAATTTCTTTAGCTAATAATAAAAAATCCTGAAGTTTATCATCAGATTCTAAATACTCGCTAGATATAATATCTAATATAGCTGATGGAATTGGAATTAATTTTTCCATATGATAATCCACAATATCATCATAAATTGAAGTAAACATAGCCTTTAAAAACATATCTATTCCATATACAGTGTTAAAGTCATAGTAAAAATAATCTTCATCTATTTCATTAATATGTTGAGCTGTATATGAGATAAAACTTGTTCTCATGTCCATATTAGATTTAGTCATATGAAATAATTCAGAATCCGTTCCGGTCCACATATAATAACCTTCAATTTTATCAAGAGTTTCAATAGTATCAACTTGTCTAATCTCTTCTAATGTAAATGATAAATACTTACCAAATATACGGCAAGATAACCCTATTATTTTATCAGAAATAGTTTCTAAATATGACAGCTGTAATATTTTTAATTCTTGTAAAATAGTGATTTTACAATTTAATGGAATAGGCATAGTATGAACTGTGTCACAACCTTGGAAGAAGGGCATATTGCTAATATCACTATCATCAATAGTTAATACTTCAGGATATTGAGCCTTAACTTGTCTCAAAAAATCTTTGACTATATTTTGATTTTCTATTGTATTTTCAAGATATGAATTAAAAAAACTAATATGGCCTACGAAGTGATTTGACATATTTTTAATCCTCTACTGCCTATATATTTTTTAATACTTTTTTCTATATTTTGGAATATGGTATACCAATCTGTATTATCATAATTTAAAACTAATTTCTTATCGTCTTTATCTTCAATCATTAAAAAGTCTATATCTTCAAGATTAATAATTCCATCAATTGATGAATTATTTTTTGTATATTCTTCTTGAATAACTTTAAGAATAATAGAACACAAATCCTCTTGAATATCGTTTAAAAGATAATTTCCTAATAGATTATTTTCATATAATGATACTAATATAGGAGCATATTTTTTTATAACTAAATTAAATTCACTATCATATTCACGATAGTCTTTCATCATAGTATGAAAAAATACATCTATACCATAGACAGTAAATAAATCTCCATATATTAAATTAGCTTCAAACTCATTAATATTTTTAGCATTATATTCTTTTGGAGTCACTTCATTTACTAAAAATGAAATAATTAAATGATGATTATCTCTAACGCCAGCTACTTCTTTAATGCCACGATAATCATAAAATGAACGACAACCTTCTTCTAAATCAGTGCCAATTACATTAATACCAAATCCAATAAAATCTTCAAGCCGATATGCTTCTTTTGATGTATTATTCATAATACCAATATCAGCTATATCCATAATTAATATATCTTGAAACCCATTTTGATATGTCCATTTAGCTTCAGAATTAAAAAACATACGAGTCGTTTTTAGATATTCTGACTCTTCATCAAAATATATATCATCACATAATTCAAAAGAAGGATTTCTGCTATCATTATATTCGATAAAATCAGAAAGAAATTTTTTAAACCTTATCCGATTGTCTTCAGTATTTTTTATTTTTTTATTATAAAAAAGCACCTCGCCATAAAACTTAGAATAATTAGCCATTTAGTTAACCCTCATATTATTTTCAATATATTTTTGACCAATATAATCTTTAATAGACTGTTCTATTTCTTTAAAAATAGGAATGATATTATCTTCTCCAAAAGGTTCAAAAATAATAGCATCATCTTTTTCTAAATTCATATAATAAGAAATATCGCTTAATTGAAATGGTCCATAGGATTCAGTATGTTTTGCTATAATACCTAGCATAATACTGTAGATATCATTTTTTAAATCTATATTTTTTAATCGATATCCATATGTATTATACACTGTAGGCATAATTTTCTTAAAGTAATCCCCATTAAATGTATCATTAATATGAATAAGAAATATTTTATCTAAAAATAATTCTAAACCATATTGAGTGCAAAAATCACAAAGTTCTATAGCGTCAATAGCTTCATTTACATTTTCGGCAGTAAATGGAATATCTTCACAAGAATTAATTCTAACTTCGTATTCAGTTTCATCATTTTCTTTGATGCCGATGATTTCACTTTCGGCATCAAATTCATATAAAACTTGGCAAGCTGGCTCGTAATCTGTACCAGTTACTTGGAAACCTAATCCAATTACATCATAAAAAGAAATATCGTTATAGCAGTCTGGAAAATTTTCTTTAATATTATTTAATTCTCGCTCAAATCCTTCTTTACATAATTTATTAATGTAATTAAAAGAATTTTCATAGGTCCAACGACCACAGGAGAAGAAATAATAAGATATAGATTCTACATAATCAGCTTGTTTATTAAATTCCATGTCATCTGTAGTGACTTCTTGAAAGCCACCATAATATGTATTAGTTAATTCTAAGAATACGTCGAGAATTTTTATAAATTTTCTAACATTTTCTGGCGTATTACTCAATCTTTTATGAAAGAAAATAACTTCGCCAGTAAAAGAAGATTCATTCGCCATTTTTACCTACTTTCTATTGATTAATTAATACGTTTTGTTTTCGAATTAATTTATTCATTTCTTTTTGTTTTTCAATAATTTGATAAGATAACTTACCAATTTCTTCTTGTTTCGCTTCAATTGCTTTTTGTAGTCTTGTAATTAATTCTTTATTATTTTTTTTATTGTGTTTACGACGATTTTTATCTAGTAAACGCTTCAAAGAATATTCAATCGCTTGACGGGTTACTCCATATTTATTAGCAATATATTGATATGTATAACCCTGCAAATATAAATTTAATTTATCTAATGTTGTTTGAGACACATCATCTAAATTAGCATATTTGAATTTTTCATTGCGAACTAAAATTTCTTCTTCTGTTGCTAAAATATCATCATTTTTGCGTCTACAATCTAAGCATACATTAGTTTTATTATTTCTACCAAGTTTTTTACCACAGATTTTACAATATTTTTCTTTTGATTTGTATTGAACTTCTAAATTATTAATATAACAATTCTGTTTATTTCCATCTTTATAAACAACA